AGCGCGAAGACAAGAAACAGCGCCAAGAGCAGTACAGGGAGATGAAGAACTCTCAGGCTAAAGCGAAGATTAACAATCTCGCTAACCTTAAGCCTGCTGACTGGACTGTTGATAACGCCGTGTACGAGTTTGCTCGTCGCATGGTTCGCTGGGACATCCCACCGTGGGAAGGTTCACGGCGCAGGTTTGCAGGCGCTTACTCTCAGGCTCAAAAGGTTTACCAGACCAACGGCGAAATAGAAGCAAAGATGATGGACCTTTTCTTTGCCAGAATTGACCATGAGGGCGGCCTTAAAGACCCTGACATGATTTGGAAGATGTTTATTAAGTCCTTTGGCAACCTTTACCATGAAGTTACCCTGTCTATGGTTAGTCAAGACACTATTGCGGCTGACAAAGCAAAGGCCGCTAAAGAACTGGAAAAGTTTTAGTGTTTAACTTAGACGACCTTAAGTTACGGCGCAAGGCTTGGGTACAAGCGGCCCACATTAACCCTAATCGCCTTGGCTGGGTCGTTAGCGACTGCACAGCCCTTTCTAAAGAAGACCAGACCATTATCTATAAGTGGATGGAGGCTGTTAAAGAGGGACAAGTTATTCGGTCTGTAGGAAACAGTCGTTGCGGGAAAGGTTTACTTCTTGTCGGTGAACCCGGCCATGGTAAGACAACCATCGCACTCTCTATCATTCAAGAGATAATGCTGACATTTCCTTTGTCATCCTTTGACGTGCAGGCAAACCGTGTTCTTATTCGCCCGTGCTACTTTACAACCTTTAACGACATTTTAGATTTAAAGGGCAGTTTAATTAGTGACCCTGATGACGCAGACGCTGATTTGCTTTACCAAGGGATGCTGGGAGAGTGCCCTAACGATGCTTACAACATTAGGGTTCTTGTTATAGACGACTTAGGAAAAGAGCACGCTTCGCTTTCAGGTTGGCAGAAAAATACATTTCACCATGTGTTGCGGACACGTTTTAACAATGGATTGCCTACCATTGTCACTACCAACATTCGGCGGGATAACTGGAAAGGTCTTTACGGGGAGGCTACTGAAAGTTTTGCCCACGAGGCATTTATTCATTTGCCGATTGTTATGACTGACCTACGAAAGTGAGACCCACAATGAACTTGAGACTCTTACAGGTCTTTTTAAGTACCTCTAAGACAGTTCCAAGCCCCGGAATTTTTGAAGTCTCTGTTTCTATTCCTGATAACCCTGATGAAGAAGGAGAACTCCTTTGTACATGCCCCGGGTTTAAGGCTAAGAGTTCATGCAAGCATGTAAGGTTCGTTAGGGATAAGATGCTCAAGAATCAAAGCAACCCCGGCGTGTATCCCATGGACATTTCTGTATCTGCAACAGACGCCGATAAAGTAAATGCAAAGAAGTCTTTAGAGAACGCTAGAGAGTTTGTTCTTAAATTTGGAAAGGTAGAGGTCTACTAATGCAACATGGTGATTTAAGTAATGAACTTCCGAAGCGGGTACTTGTCACCACTGACGCTTTTTCTACTGTTGAGCCGCTTATTAAGAAGAAGTGGAAAGTCATACCCACAATCCACAAAGAGTTAAAGATACGTAAGGACTTACTAAGTAAGTTTTATCTTTTTACTACCGTTAAAGGAGTCACTCTAGAAGTTGTTTCTTATGACTTAGACGACGAGCAGTTGCAGACCCTTATGGATACTCTAGACGAGATGGGTACTAATCCTTTTAGATACTCTCATGCTTATGTTTCTATGGAGAGTCTTATCTCCGACCTCCCTCTTCGGCCTGAGGTACTTGGAGTCATTGATGTGCCTTCTAACCTTTTGCGCTACGGCCACTGGGGAATGGACTTTAATTATCTATGAACAATGAAGCCAAACTGCTCGGGAAGTTGGTCACAGAAGAGAAGGCGCTTGGTTATGCGTTAGAGCGCGGTATCTCAGAAGACTGGTTCTTAGACCCCACAGATAAACACATCTTTAAGTTCTTGCACCAGCACTTCTCTTTTTATCAAGACACGCCTAGCCTTGAGGTAATTAAGGCTAATTTTCCTAACTACGTTCCTGAGTCTTCTACTGACTCTTTAGAGTACTTTATTGACAAGGTAGTAGAGGCCCGTAGAAAGTCTGTACTTATCAATACCCTTATTGACGCTAGTAAAGACGTTGAGAAGAATCAAGACCATGAGGCCGCAATCCTTACCCTACAAAAAGGACTTTCTGCTTTAGAGCAGGCAGGACTTAATAACACAACAGACATTGAGATTAGAAAAGCATCATCACAAGCGCTTACTGAGTACCAAGATAGAAAATCTAACCCCGGCCTTTTAGGCTTATCTACAGGTTTTCCCACAATGGATGCCTCTACGTCAGGGCTTCAACCCGGTCAGTTGGTTGTTATTGTGGCGCCACCTAAGACAGGTAAATCAACTCTTGCTTTGCAAATTGCTAGTACCGTGCACTACAACGGGTTTACCCCACTCTTTATCTCTTTTGAGATGAGCAACGCAGAGCAAAAGACTCGTTACTACGCAATGAAGGCAAAGGTTTCACATCAACGCCTGATAACAGGAACTCTTACGGCAGAAGAAGAGGCTCGTTACGTAACAATCATTTCTGGGATTCAAAACATGACCTCAGATTTTTGGCTAACAGGTTCAGCCGAGGGCTTAACAGTCAGCGCGGTAGCGGCTAAAATTCAAAGCAAGAACCCTGACATTGTGTTTATTGATGGAACCTACTTGATGTTTGACGAGGTGACGGGGGAGTCCAACACCCCTCAGGCTATTACTCAGATTACCCGTAGCCTTAAGCGCCTAGCCATGAAGATAAATAAGCCCATCGTGATTTCTACGCAGGCCCTTGCGTGGAAGATGAAAAAAGGGCAGGTAAACGCCGACTCTATTGGATACTCCTCTTCTTTTCACCAAGATGCAGACGTTATCTTCGGATTACAGCGGGAAGATGAGGCGGTAGAGCACACTCGCCTGCTTCGGGTAATCGCGGCTCGTAACTCTGGATTATCTGAGGTATCCTTAATGTGGGACTGGAACACAGGGGTTTTCAGAGAGATGGACAACGATGACTTATGATTCGCCGGAAGGGCCTAGAGAGGGTAATTCGGGTTTTAGCACTTCGCAGTTCTAATGCCGCCACCCCCATTAAAAACAAGAAGAAATACTCTCGCACGGTAAAGCACAAGGGGAAGAATAAGCATGAGTGAGATGGAGTCAACCCTAGACAGTTTAGGGATAAAGATTGTCGGAGTACGTGGTTCTGAGATTCAGGCTAATTGCCCCGCTCATTTAGAGCGCACTGGTCACGAAGATAGCAACCCTTCGTGGTACATAAACGCAGATTCAGGCGCCCACTTATGTTTTTCATGCGGCTTTAAAGGGAACCTCTACTCTCTTATTGCTTACGTTAAAGGTGTTCCAATAGACCAAGCCACAGACTGGGCAAACACTTCATTAGACTTAGTTACGAGAATGACAAAGTTATTGGGCCCAGAGAGCCTTCCTGAGCAGGCTGACCTACTTACCATTACAGAGTCAATGCTGAGTGCCTACACAGCAGTCCCTGATGAGTTTCTTTTATCTCGTGGCCTTTCACGGGAGGCGGCTCGGACCTATGGCATTAAATACGACTTTTCTAAAAACTGTTGGATTATCCCCGTAAGAGATGCCTACGGGCAGTTGTTAGGTTGGCAGGAGAAAGGGGTTACTGGCCGTTACTTCAATAACTGCCCAAAGGGCATAAAGAAGGGAAAGGCCCTTTTTGGATTTAACCAGTACAAGCATGGAGACATGATTGTCGTTGAGTCACCCTTAGATGTGGTTCGCATGGCTTCGGTGGGCATTGCCGGTGGGGTAGCCACTTTTGGGTGCGGGATTACAGTTGACCAGTTAAACACTATTCGGGGCGCTGATAGGGTCATTTTTGCTCTAGACAACGACGAGGCAGGCAGGGCCGCTTCCCGAGACATTCTTGCTAGGTGCCGTGAGGTGAAGGCCGAAGCGTGGTTTTTTGACTATTCAGGCACAGACGCAAAAGACGTGGGAGCCATGTCTAGGTCAGAAATTATGGTAGGTTTAGAGAACGCGCACCACATGATTAAGGGAGAAATTTTATTTAAATGAGAGCGACAAAAATCTACATAGCAGGCCCTATGACTGGCTTGCCAGATTACAACTACCCCGCGTTTAACGAGGCCGAGTCCTACATTAAGAGCCTTGGGTACGAAACAGAGAACCCCGCTTCTGCTCCAGATGTAGCAAATGGTTTTCCTTACCAAGGTGCTCCTTACGAGTGGTACCTCCGTCGCGCACTTCGCCAAGTACTTGATTGCGACATGCTTGTCTATCTACCCGGTTCTGACAACTCTAAAGGCGCTCAGTTAGAGATGACTATTGCTAGAGCACTAGCGATGCCGATTATTAGCCTTGAAGAGTTTACAAAGCACCACGACCTCTTTATCAACAAATTTGCAGAGGGAGAACCTAGTAATGGCTAAATTAGTAGGCCTTTCAGGCTATGCCCAAGCGGGCAAAGATACAGTTGCTAACTACCTAGTAAAAGAACATAACTTTACAAGGCTAGCCTTTGCTGATGGTATTCGTAACTTTCTCTATGAGATAAACCCCATCGCAGAGCAGGACGAGTTTTTTAACAACATTCGTGTACAGTCTCTTGTAGACGAGCACACGTGGGACGTTGCCAAGATTACGACTCCTGAGATTCGTACCTTGCTTCAAAAGTTAGGTGTTGGCGCTCGTAAAGTGTTTGGTGACACCTTTTGGGTAGACCAAGTGTTCAACGTGGTAAAAGCCAACCCTGAGAACAACTACGTCATTACTGATGTTCGTTTTCAAAATGAGGCAACTGCTCTTAAAGAGGTTGGTGGAAGTCTTTGGCGCATTGAGCGCGCAGGCGTTGGTGCCGCAAATGACCACATCTCTGAGCATGATTTAGATAATTGGACCTTTGACACGTACCTACATAATAACTCTACGATTGAAGACCTAGAGTTTGCAGCAAAGGTTACACTTCAAAGCCTTAACTAAAGGTTAAAGCAAGGGGAGCGCTATGGACAACGCAAAAAACCGTATTGCTGATGGGGCTAACTCTAACTACATTGGAGTTCCTAAGTCGTACGTTTTTACTGTGCATGAGAGTAAAGTTTTACGTGGCGCTCCTATTGCAGATAGCGTTTACTTTTCAATAACTTGCCCTAAAAACCATTACAACAACGTAACGGCCTCTAGTCACTATTTTGGGTATTTGCTTGCAACTAACTTTACAGAATCTGTTTTGTGCGGGAAGTGCGACATAGGTTTTAACGTAGAGGTCGTTCCATGACCCGTATCCCTAATAGCATTGCAGAGCGCACAGATAAAATTTATACCTCTGATTTTAAATCAAAATTTATTTGTAATGTTAAAGTCTACGCAGTGTTACCGCTGTCTCCAGCAAATTTATTAAACCCATTCCTTGAAATTGTTATTGGATGTTCTCGTGGCCACCATGTGATTTTAGGAAGTACAAGAAATAATCTTTTGGACCAACTAAAAGATAAGCCTTACATAGAAGGAGGCCATACGTGCCGAATTTGCACCGAGCGTTACACTCTTAGGCTTTATCCTCCAGCATGAGTTTTACAGGAACGCTTTTACCCTACCAGCCTGAGGCTGTAGACCGCATGTGCGAACGAGGCAACATGTTAGTTGCTTATGACCTTGGACTAGGTAAAACAGTTCTTACTATTGCCGCATTAGAACGACTTATAGATGAAGGTAAAGTAACTGAACCCGGGTTAATTATCTGTTTATCTTCTCTTAAATACCAATGGCAGGGGCAGATAGATAAATTTACTAGTAGCACTGGTAGAGCACTTGTTATAGATGGCACCCCTGCTAAACGCACAGAACAGTACGAGTCAGCAATGAACTGGGAAGAGTCTGGTGTTGAGTATGTCATTCTTAATTATGAGCAGGTCGTTAATGACTGGAAATTTGTAGAGAAATTACCGCGTGGTTTTGTGGTACTAGATGAAGCCACTGCAATTAAATCTTTTCGCTCTAAACGCGCCAAGCACGTTAAGAAGTTAATTACTACTCCTTACCGTTTTGCTCTTACAGGTACTCCTATAGAAAATGGCAAGCCCGAAGAGTTGTACAGCATTATGCAGTTTGTAGATGCCTCTGTGCTAGGCCGCTTTGACATCTTTGACTCGGCCTTTATTGTGCGTAATAAGTGGGGAGGAGTAGACCGCTACCGCAACCTGCAAACCTTGCACACTAAGATGAAAGAGGCTTCAGTACGTAAGGCGCAGAAAGACCCAGACGTTGCTCCATACTTGCCAGAGTCTATTCATAAAGACCCTATCTACATTCATTTTGACCGTAAATCCAGCAAACTTTACAAGCGAATAGCCGACGACCTACTCCATGACCTCGATGAGGCGCAGGAACTTTTTGGTACCTCTTTTAACATCTTTGCTCATTACGGCGTTGAGTCCTCTTCTGACAGTATGGAAAATGAAATGCGCGGGAAGATTATGTCCAAGATAGGCGCCCTTAAAATGCTCTGTTCTCACCCACAACTATTAAAGACAAGCGCGGAGAAGTACCTCATAGGCGCAGGAGAAGGCTCTGCTTACATACATACCCTAGAGGCCACAGACGCCTTTGATGGTCTCGTAAACTCCCCAAAGTTAGACTTTCTTGTTCAGTATGTAAAAGAGTTCCTAGAGCAGGACGAGGCTAACAAAGTCGTTATTTTTGCCACCTATGTAGACATGCTAGAGATTATTCAGGCCGCCCTTGGCCCTGAGCAGTGCCGTCTCTACTCAGGGAAGTTAAACGCCAAAACAAAGGAGGAGAACAAGATTGCTTTCAATACTAATCCTGCTGTTAAGGTCCTTATTAGTTCTGACGCGGGTGGTTATGGCGTTGACCTCCCTGCCGCGAATCTGCTGGTCAACTATGACCTCCCTTGGTCGTCAGGCGCGGCGGTTCAACGTAATGGCCGGATTAAGAGGGCCTCTAGTACGTGGGAAACCATAGTTATTCAAGACATACTGATGGATAACTCTATAGAAGCCCGCCAATGGGCTCTTTTACAGCAGAAATCGGCCCTAGCAGATGCAATCATTGATGGGGAAGGTATTACCGCTGAGGGAGGCATTGTGCTTACCGCAGGAAGTTTACGTAGGTTTTTAGGCTCGGCCACGGTATAGTAGGTGTAACGCTTACCATAAACCTCCAGTAAAGGTGGACAAATTGCCTAACGCTCCAAAGACCCCAACTAGAACTATCCGTATCTCAGATGAAGTATGGCTTGCCGTTCAGAAAAAGGCCGCCAAAGAAGGTATTACAGTTACCAAGGTTATCCTTGACGCGCTTCTCGTCTACATTGACAAGCCTGTAACTACAAAGTAAAGTCTCCCTAAACAAGGGGGGTTTATGGAGTTCAATAACTTCAAGAACAACGTTCGACAATTCCTATTCCTTAAGACAGAGATAGGTGCTCTTTCCTCTAGGCAGTCCGAGATTAAGTCTCGGCTTCTAGATGAAATAGAGGGCGTGGATTCAGACGACAAGGGCCATAAGGTTCTTGAGTTTGACGACAGGCTTGTCGGGCATGTAAAAGTTACAAAACAACGTAGAGTTAGTAAGACCCTTGACATGGAAATCGCAGAGCGAATCCTTACAGAGCGTGGTATCAAAGACACTTGTGTAAAAACAATTACTGTTCTAGATGATGCGGCGATTATGGCCGCCTTCTACTCAGGGTATTTAACAGAGGAAGACATTGATGCAATGTTCCCTGCTAAGGAATCCTTTGCACTTATCGTAGAAAATAAACCCAAGGGAGAATAATGTTCATTGCAGGTGGTAATTCCAGCAATCTATTGGTCAACGCTAAGTAATTTATGCCTGACGAGATTGACACCTTATTTGCCGGGGTAGACGAGTTCTACCCCGGCAGTAAACGCAAGCGTAGAGCAGTTGCTATTAAAGAACCTGTAACAAGAGCAGATACCAACTGGGATGTTAACCCGACCAAACGCACACTACCTAACGGTAAAGACCTTGAACTTTTTGCTATTGGCGCACTTGCACGCGCCCTTGGACGACCAATCATTACTATTCGCTCATGGATGAAAGAAGGCCACTTTCCTCCAGCCCCCTATAGACTTCCTGCTAAGAAAGATAAGCATGGAAAAACCCATCTAGGCAAGCGCCTTTACTCACGCGCCATGATTGAAGAGACCATAAATCTCTTTAGTAAATACGGTGTTTTAGAGGCGACTCGTATAGAATGGTCTACACACCGGAATCTCAGCCTTGAGATAACCGAGGCGTGGAATAAAATCCGCGCAACTGAAACCCAATAACCTAAGGAAACACGATGCCTACAACTGCCAAGAACGAGTTAGACCCATTTAGTGACGAGGCTCTAGAAGCCCGTCCTGTAGCCAATCCCAACGCTGTACAGTCTGGTTGGGAAGCCGCTAGCACTATTACCACCCAAGCGGCACCTTCAACAAAGAAAACTTACGTTGACGACTTTAAGTTCAAGGACGGCGAGTACCAAATCGTTAAGTTCCTTGACCAAAACGGACCCTTTGCGGTCTACAAGCAACACTTCTTGCAACAGAAAACTGAGGGTAAGCGCTCTTACATTTCTCTTGGAGCCAACGACCCACTCACAACTCGTCTGGGAAGCAAGCCAGAAGAGAAGCGTGCTTTTTCTATTGTGAACTTCTCTTTGCCTGAGGGACCACAGCGTCAAAAGTTGATTGCTACTCCTCGCCTTTGGAAGTCTCTTCATGCGGCTCACTTCTCCCCACAGGGTCCTCTTATAAAGAACTACTGGGCGCTTACTCGTACAGGTATTAAGCAGACAACTGCTTACAACATTGTCCCTGTCAAGGGCCGCGATTTGGTAGACGACTGGAACATTCCTTTTTCTGAGCAAGAGGCTGACGCGCTAGTTGCTACCTTTGCACCATTTACTAAG